GCAGCTCCTGCGGCGTCGTCAGGCTCTGCGGCGCGGCGTAGGAGACGAACCCCGTAGCGGGGGCGGCGGATCCTCCAGACGCCGCGTCCAGCAGCGACATCGTCAGGTAGGGGATCGCCGCGGAAAAGTCGGTGATCGGCGCTGTGGGAGCCTCGGCCGCCCCAAGATAGGCCAAGATCTCGCTTTCGTTGGCGTCCTCGGAAACGCTCGTCGCCAGAGCCAGAGCCTGCGCCGCTTCAGCGCCCGCGGTGCTGGCCTCGGCGGCGGCGGTGGCGATCTCCCCCGCCAGAGCCGTGGCGACCCCCGCCAATCCGGAATTGGAGCCGAGCTGCTGGAAGAAGCGATACCACGCCAGCGACACCGAGCCGTCTTTGCCAATGATGGGGATATTGATGGGCGGCAAGGTGACGGGCGGCGGAACGGCCACCGTCATCAGATCCTCGCCTCGTTATAAGACGCGCCTTCGATGGTGACGTTCACCGCGTCGGTAATGGCGAATTCATAATTGCGGCCAGGCTGGCGCATCCTTCCCAGCCCCCGCCAGACCGCCTTGAACTTATAGCCGGCGATGCCGCCGAGTTGGGCCGGCGTCCAGTTGGACCATGTGCGGGCCCCGTCGTCGGAGTAGCGCATCTCGATCAGCGGCGCGGGAACCGCCAGCGTGGCCACGCCCCGCACGCAATGCAGCGAGACGCTCCCGACGCGCGCATAGCCGCCGCCCATGTAGGAGAACCCTGAGACCACCACCCGCACCGGTTTGCCGTCGTCGGTGCGGTTCTTGGGGTCGATGCTGTAGACCGAACCGTCTACGCTTGAGCCGGCGTAGACGGAGAAGTCGGACACCCCGGCCGAGGTCTGGGGGATCCACAAAGCCGGATCCTCCTGGCCGGTCACATAAGACCCCCACTGCGCCCACTCTTTGGTCTGACAATCGTAGGCCCACGTCTGATTGATGCCGACGATGTTGAGGATGACCCAGTCGTGCCCTTCCAGATTGAAGGAGAAGGCGACCGACTCCGAGGAGGTCAGAAAGGCTTCCTGCAGCAGATCATCGATCAGCGGGGTCGAGACCTTTTGCGGCACGGGGCCGGTGCGGTAGACGGACTGATCGTCCCCGACCCAGAAGAGGGCGTTGTCGGCCGACGTGATCGCCCCTTGCGAGGCGGCTCCCCGGGTGTAGGTCCGCCCTTGCGAGAGCGCGAACGGGGCGGTGACGGTGGTGACGCCGTTGCCGATGTTGAGAGAGTTGGGTTGATAGTCCCATATCTCAGTAGCCCCGCCCGCCTTGAAGAAGTAAAGCTCCTCGGCCAGGGTCTGGACGTCTACGATGGCGGTGGGGTTGGTCTGCGCGGCTGAGAAGTTAGCCGCGTTTATGCTTGTGGCGTCGCCCACTTTTGAAAAGTAGAACTGATTGGATCCCACCACCGGAAAAACGAAGATATCATAAAGAACCGTCACGCCTGAGAACGGCGGGAGCGGCGACACCCCGTCGTCAAAGGTCAGGATCTGGCTGAACGTGGAGCCGTTGTAGACCGACAGGGCGCCTCCCGAGACCACAGCGAGTTGACCGTTGGCGGAGGCGAGGCGTGGATAGGACGAGAACGGCACTTCCCCGAGAGCGCTCTGGTTTCTGTAGAGCGCCGAGCCAGAGACCGAAAACAGGTCCCCGTTGAACAGGCTCGGAAGCTGCTGCTGGCGCAGGATCGGCCCGGTGCCGAGGGTGTAGACTTTGGTCAGGCCGGGCCTCGACGTCCGCACAAGCGGCGTCGGCCCCCCCGGCGTCGCTTCAGAAAAAGCGTTGACCTGGCGCACCATGGGCAAGCCGAGGCGAGGACGCCCGGAGGCTCCTTGTGCAAGGGTCAGGGCCGGCATCGCCTCAAGGCGCGCTTAAGGCTACCGCTTGCCGCGGGCCGAAGAGGTCAAGCCGGGGACCTTGATCGATCCCGTCTCGGTGTTCTTCTGGTTGATCTCGGTGCGGCGCGGCGTGTCCGGGCTCTTGTAGCCCATGGCGATCGCCTCGTGCTGCGGAATGGCCTTGAGGCTTCCAGGCTTGGGGCCGGGCTGCTTGATCAGGATGTCGACCTTGCCGCGCTTCATTTCATCTCTCCTTCGGGCTTGCCGGGATTTTGGGCCGCCTTGTGATGATAGTGCTGGTGAACATGGATGACCCGGTGGACCACCTCGCCGGATCCTCCCGTAAGAGGGCCGCCCGGCTGCTTCATCATCGGCCCGCCGCCGCCTCCCACCGAGCCTCCGGGGGGCTTGGGATGGTCCGCCGCGCCCGCGACGGGGGTACCGGCCACATCGCCCATCTTCTTGCGCGTCTGGTTTGAGAGCTCGCCCCCCATGCCCTTCGGCTTGGGCTCCTTGGGCGCGGCGTGCATTTTGCCGCCTGAGTTCATGGCCGGCTTTTTAGCGGCGGTCTGCATGTCCATCTTCATCTTGCCCTTTTCCATGGGGGCGCTGCTCATCGCAGGCTTGCCGCCTTCGGGCTTTCGGCTCATCCGCTTCATGGTGGGGTCTCCTTCAGGTTCCCGCCGGAATCCGGACGGGTAGGCTCCGGTGGACCGGAGCGCCGAGACCCGACCCTTAGGCCAGCGACCATCAGGACGGGGCTCAGCGGGCGGCGATCAAGCCCTATGGCCCCATCGCCACAAGGTTGGTCGCCGTGGTGCCCGTGGCCATCACACGGGCGAAGGTGGCGGGGATGAACTGGCCGGCGGGCGCGCCTGCGAATAACACCGTCTGGCCGTTGGTGGTCATCAGCGTGACGTTTCCGGCCCCCCCGACATAGAGAAGGATCCCCGGCTGCGAGCCCGTATCGGACGGGGTGACGTCGTAATAGGTCTTGGCGGACATCAAGGCGGTCAAGGGCATCGGTTAGCGCCTCCTTCGTCCGCCGCGGCCCCTATAGGCCGGTCCAGCGTTGCCGTAGCTTTGCATTCCCACCGTGGGCGGTCGATCAAAATTGAGCAGCTTTTCTTTCAGCACCATCGCCCGCTTGGTGATGCGCTCGGCGGTCTGGGCGGCGCCCGCCGCGTCCGCCGTGGCGTCGTCGTCCAGAAGCGTGTCGGCGAGATTGTAGACGAAGGTCTCAAGCCATTCCTGCGGCAGATCGACGTTGGACTGCAGACTGTCGATGTCCGCCGCGATCCGGCCGACGCTGGCGTTTATGGTGCAGCCATTGGCCGGGGGCGGATAGACATAGAGGAACGATCCGGCCTGTTGACGATCGTACATCCAGACGGACGGTCCCGTCAGGATGGGGTTATACTTGTTCGGCAGCTGCATATATTTGACGTAAGAGAACTCGCCCATCGGCCGCTCGTAAAGGTTCGGCGCGGGCGTGACCACGCACCGGGCCTCCATCACGCTGATGACGTTGGGATTGAGCGCAAACGGCTGCATCGGGGTGCCGCCGAGGGGCGGGATCGAGTAGCTCGCCTGCGTCCTGCGAAAAAGGTTCACCCCGTCCGCCTGCCAACCCTTCAGCATCAGGTTGGCGGCGAACAGGCCCTGAGTGGTCTGGTCGGGGGTCAGCCCGCCGCCAAAGCTCGTCGCGCTCTCCCCGAAGATCAGGCGGTAGGCGCGGGTGAGCAGCGCCAGAAAGGTCGGCTCGAAACTCGTCGTTGTATCGACGCCCATCAGACGATCACCGCGATGGCCGAGGCGTAGCCGCCGCTCACAGCCAGGCTGCACACCGCTTCGAGCACGACGCTGGTGGCGTGGACGTGGTTGGCGATGCCGGTGGCGGCTTCCAGCACCACCGAGCTGGCGTGAAGGGTCGCGCGATCGACCGCCAGAGCCTCGAGCTCCACGCCCGTCACCCTCTGGCGGCCTTGGCCGACGACGACCCCTTCAAGGGTGGATGAGGTTATTCTCTGAGCGGCCATCAGGGGGGAGCCATCATGACAGCGTTTTCACGCCGATCAGGGACGCGGAGACCGCTGCGGGCGTCCAGGCGGCCGAGGTGTTGGGATCGGTCGCATAGATGTCGCGAACGTACTGATAAGAGCCTGAGACCGGCGCGGTCGCCCCGCCCTCAGTGGTCCCGCCTGAGACGAGGATGGTCTGCGCGGTGCGCGACGCGCTGTCATCCTTGCGCAGGCACGCGCGCACTTGCACGGCGGGAATGGTCAAGGGCGATCCGGAAAGCGCGGCGTGCTGGTAGGTGTCCTGCAGGGGCGCGGTGGCGGCGTAGTTGTAGCTCGTGTCCCCGTCCACCGGCAATTCGGCGGCGTTAGCGTAGTTCTGGCCTGAGAGCGGCGTCCATTGCAGCGGCGAGGAGTTGGCGGTGGGAACCAGCGTCTGAACCTTGATCTCGCCGACGTGGGTCGCATCGCTCTTGGCGAACACGTCGTCGAAGGAGACGGTGAAGCCCGCTGGGCCCTGACTTCCGCCCCGGGCCAGATGAAACGCCAGCGTCGTCGGCGTGGCGGACGGAACGGCGGAGCCGGTGATGACCTCCACCCCGTCGAGCCAGACGTTGCAGGTTCCGCCGAAGGTGAAGTTGAGCTCGGCGAAGTGCCACCCGCCCACGGGGATGATGGGCGAGGCGGTGGCGATGACGGCGCTGGCGTTGTTGCCGGAAGGATCGCCCGAAAACAGCACGAGCTGCTGGTTGGCGTTTATGCCGAGCCCGAACGCCTGGCTGTTTGTGCCGTAGCCTGCAAAATAGGACACGAGTTCAGAGCAGATGCGGGCGTTGCCCCCAGACCCACCGGAACCGGAGCCGGCAGGGTTGGCCGACTGCAGGTTGAAGGCGAACCCGACGCTTTGCGCTGCGCCCGTCACCGGCTGGCCAAAGCACGAGGATTGACCAGAGCCCCCGCCAGGAGCCTGAGCTTGGACGGCC